GATAGCCCCCCTGCTGAGGGTGATACAGACGGCTATACCTACGTTTCGTCGAGGGCGCTTGAACGTATCACGCAACGCTGCGTGGCATTTGAATGTTTCGCTTGCTCGAAGAAAGGCGCAGAAGTCAGGAAGTGCCAGCTTCGGAAAGACATCGAAGACACATACATGTACGACTATCCCAAAGTCGGCAAGAACGAATGCCCGTTTATGGGGCAGCTTGGAGGCATTGACGATGATTGAGATTCATCCTGAACAGCTCACCATCGAGGAAATGAAAGAGCTGGCAAAAGAACAGATCAGCGTCGAGGTGGAAACCTTCCGAGGGAAAAATTATCACACCAAGGCGAAGATCATCCCCATGTTTGTTATTGCCAAGAACACCTTGGATTATCCCGGGAAATACACCGTCCGGCTGTTTGATGGCAAACACCCCACCTGTCTTGTGGCTGTGAAAAACAGCCACAAGGAAGCACGAAAAGCCATTCCGAGGGCTTGTAGCAAGTGCGCCCCGCGCAGCAAAACCGACAACCGCGTCATTGTTGAAACTTGGTTCTGAGGAGGATATTATGCTGGATTTGAACGTTTTTTCAAAAGAGGTACACGAGAATGCCCACGCCCACGGCTGGTGGGAACAGGATCGCAGCAAGGGCGAAATCCTTGCCCTGATCCATTCGGAAATTTCCGAGGCGCTGGAAGAATATCGTGCGGCACGTCCGATGGTCTGGTATGAGTGCAAAGAAATGCACAACCGTTGCGATTGCATCCCGGATTGCTACACCAAGAAGGTAGGCGAGGATCCAAAGCCTTGCGAATACCGCAATCCCAAGCCGGAAGGCATCGCGGTTGAGTTGATCGACTGCTGTATCCGAATCCTTGATTTCCAAGGTGCGGCCAGCGTTGAAATCACTTCCGGGGCGAACGTGGATGGTTTGATCAAGACCACGCCCGATTCTCTGCTCGCGCTGTGCGAGGAAAAGGACTTCCCGGAGATGATCGCCATTCTCCATGCTCTCGTTTCCGAGGCTCTTGTCTTGAACGATTTGGAAGCAGCTATCAAGCCGCTTCTGAGCGCACAGGCTGTCATTTATGCTTGGGTGAAGCGCAACGGGCTTGACCCGGAAAAGCTGCTTATCGAAAAGCATGAGTATAACAAATCTCGCCCCTACAAGCATGGCAACAAGGTTTGTTGAGTGCTTCCGTCCATTTAAGCGAATTAAAGGCGCACTCCTGCCTGTCTCGATGGCAGCATGAGGAAATGGAGGGCAGCGAAAGTAACCTGTCACAAACGATTTCAAGCGTAAATACGGAGGTAGAGCATGAACAGTGTAAGTCTGGTCGGAAATCTGACCCGTGATCCTGAATTGAGAACAACGAACGGTGGCCTTGCCACCTGCTCGTTTACGATTGCAGTCAACCGTCCCAAGACGAAGGATGGTGTGCAGCAAGCCGATTACATCCCCATTGTGACGTGGAGAGGCACGGCAGAGAATTGTGCGAGGTATTTGGCCAAGGGGCGCAAGGTTGCGGTCACCGGCGAAATCCGCACCCGAAGCTATGATGGCAAGGACGGCACGAAGAAGTACGTCACCGAGATCCTTGCAAACAATGTCGAGTTCCTTACCCCCCGTGGTCAGCAGAACGATAGCGGTTATGCGCCCAGCGACGCGGATGCGCCCCCGGCAGATAATGGCGGTTTCGTCCAAGTGGATGACGAAGAGCTTCCGTTCTGATTCCCTTATCCGGCAGGAGTGATCCACCACTCCTGCCGGGAGCATGAATAACGAGAGGTGGTTATGTCATGAGACACGAAAAGGTTGACGAGATGCTGAAAGCATACCGCTTCGAGGTTGGGCGCTGCGGACACCTTGAAATCGAGATCATGCAGCTTGAAAAGGAAATCGCACGGTGCAAGCGCATGGCGGCAGAAGAAGCATCTTCCGTGCAGCCGCAGCAGTTGACGGGGATGCCTCATGGAACGACCGTCAGCAGCCCGACAGAGCGAATCGGAATAATGCTCGCCTCCGGGTGGCAGCCTGAGTATATCGTCGAGATGGAAAAGGAGCTGACCCTTTTGCAGGATGAGTATTCCGAAAGGAAGTTGACCGTGCTGTTCGTGTCATCGTGGCTGCAAGGGCTGTCAGAGCGCGAAAGGTGGATCGTCGAGCATCAGGTTATAGACGGCGAGTATTGGAAAGACATCGCGACGGCATATAAGCTGGCATACTCTGAAGAAAGCTCCAAGGATAGCTTGAAACGCCTTAAATCGAAAGCTATGAGCAAGATATACGAGATGGCGATGTAAAATACGGAAAATCCGATTTTGCACCCCCTGTTGCACCGGATTTGCATCTTTTCAATTCGAGATTTTGGATGTATAATTAAAATCAATGGACGAGCAGGCAGTTTTTCGACTGTCTGCTTTTTGTATTACAAACGGAGGGATTGCGATGATCTACGACTACCTGATCGTCGGCGCTGGCTTGTATGGAGCAGTCTGTGCAAGAATTTTGACCGACAACGGATACCGATGTCTCGTCGTTGAGCGTAGAGAGCACATCGGCGGCAACTGCTACACGGAAATGACCGAGGGAATTATGGTCCACAAGTATGGAGCCCATATTTTCCACACCAACAGCGATGAGGCTTGGGAGTTTGTGAACAGGTTTGCGAAGTTCATGCCCTATTGCCATACTCCTGTTGCCAATTTCAACGGTGAGATTTACAACCTCCCGTTCAACATGAACACCTTTGCCAAGCTGTGGAACGTCAGCGTCCCGGAAGAAGCAAAGCAGATGATCGCAGCACAGGCTACGGTTCCGAAGGATGGCTTGAAGCCTGAAACCGTCGAGGAGCTTGCCATGCAGACCGTTGGCAAGGATATTTACGAGAAGCTGGTTCAGGGGTACACTGAGAAGCAGTGGGGCAAGAAGTGCAGCGAGCTTCCTGCCGAAATCCTTGGTCGAATTCCTCTGCGGTTTGTCTATGACAATAACTACTTCGATGCGAAGTATCAGGGCATCCCTGAACGCGGCTATACCGACATGATCCAGCAGATGCTTCGCGGCATCGATGTGGTCACCGGCGTTGATTTCTTGGAGCACAAATGCGTGTTCGAGGGAATGAGCCGCAGGACGATCTTCACGGGCGCTATTGATGCGTATTTCAACTACTCCGCTGGCGAGCTTGAATGGCGCAGCCTCCGCTTCGAGCACTCGGTTCTTGACAAGCAGGACTATCAGGGTGTCTCCGTGATGAACTTCACGGACAGCGAAACTCCGCACACACGGATCATTGAGCATCGGCACTTTGACAAGAACTGCACGAGCAACAAGACCGTCATTACTCGCGAGTTCCCTGTGCGTTGGGAGTGCCGGAGTCAGGAAAAGTACTACCCGGTCGATGACAAGAAGAACCGGGAAACCATTCAGGCGTACCGGCAGTTGGCAATGGCTGACAAGCGCACGGTATTCTGCGGCCGCCTTGGTGAGTACGCGTACATCGACATGGATCAGACTGTTTTCCGCGCTATCCACAAGGCGAACCTTCTCAGCGAAGTGGATCGCGTAAGATATTAAGCAACGGAGGGTATAGCATGAGCACGCAGATCAAATGGGCAGACAGCGAGTACCATCTGCCTTTAAGCCAATTCAAGGCCAATAAGAAAAATCCCAAGATCCACACGCCGGAACAGATTGAGCACATCAAGAAATCCATTCTCAAGTTCGGCTTCAACGACCCGATTGCCACATGGGGCGATAAGCACCTCATCGTGGAAGGTCACGGCAGAGTACAGGCGCTCCGGGAGATGGCCGAAAGCGGCCAGATCGAGATCCCCGAACAGGGCATCCCGTACATCCCCCTTGACCACCTCACTCCCACCGAACGCGATGCTTACATGCTCGAACACAACCAAGCCACCATGGAAACCGACTGGGAAGGCGAAACGCTTTCCGAGTTGCTCGCTGAGTTGAGCGAGGGGGGGCTTGATATGTCCGAGTTTGGCTTTGGTCTGGAAGATGCAGACGAAGAAGATGATCCTCTCGATGATAAATATAATAATATTGCAAAGGGTGAGATCATCTACGAACCGAAGGAAACCAATCACAAGGTTTCTGACCTGTTCCGTATGCCTACTGACTTCGACGAGGATATTGCCCAGATCGAGAATGAAGAACTCCGGGAGATGTTGAGGATTCGAGCAGCTTGGTTCTGCGACTTCAACTTCTCCAAGATCGCTGATTATTACGCCTATCAGGCCACTCCGGAAGAACAGAGAATCTTTGAACGTCTCGCCCTTGTGCTGCTGGATGAAAACAAGCTCTACGAGAATGGTTTCGCCAATATCATGAGGCAGATCGATGATGAAGATTCCGACGAGTAAAGGCGGTGAGGTCATGGAAAATGCTCTCGAAAAGCTGAATACGATATACATCATCAGCAAGGGCCGTCCTCAATGCCATACCGCCCGAACACTCCAAAAGATCCATTACCCCGGAAAGTGGTTTATCGTGTGCGGCAACAACGATGACACCATCGACCAGTACAAGCAGAATTGGGGCGAAGATCGCGTCCTTGTGTTTGACTGGTATGAGCAGATCAAGCATACCGACACGATGGACAATCTCGGTTTCGAGAAATATCCCAGCGGCGCCGTTCCTGCTCGAAACGCCACGCACAACATCAGCCGAGATCGTGGGGAGCTTCGCCATTGGCAGTTGGATGACGACTACAACACCTTCGCCTGTTATGATCCGGCGACTGGTAAGAATGCAGTCATCCGAGATGGAGCGCTCTTGCAGAAGAAAATGCTCCAAATTGCCGAGTTTGCCCATCAATGCAGACTCCCCAATGCTGGTTTCACCCTGTCCACGATTGAGGCTGCGCCGATGAACCGATACAAGTATGCCAAGCGAGTTTTCAACGCTCATTGTCTCCCGAGTACGGATGATATTTACGTTCCGTGGCGCGGTCGCCTGAACGATGATGTTATCAATGCTCAGGACATCATGCGAGTTGGGAAAATCGGCATCCAGTTCAAGTACCTTTCCACGGCCACTACACCCACTCAGCAGGAAGCCGGTGGCCTCACGGAATTCTACAAACAAGTGGGAACCGTCCAGAAAACAGCGTATGCCATTATGAACGCTCCTGATATAACTCAGCTCGTCATTCGCTTTGGCAGATACCATCACAAGGTAGACTGGAATGCTATCGCAGTAAAGATCATCGACGAGAAGTATAGAAAGTATACTGTACAGTAGTTGTATATATAAATTATATAATATAAAAAAGACTAATACAGTATATAGAGTCGGGAGGCAGAGCAACTATGGCGAACGGTAAAGCCGGAAGGCCTGAAAAAGAGATCAAGAAGATCGACTTTGAAAAGCTGTGCGCCCTGCAATGCACCCAACAGGAAATCTGCGATTTTTTCGAGTGTGACCACAAGACGCTGACAAAGTGGTGCAAGCGGACGTACAAGAAAGAATATTCCCAAGTTTACGCCGAAAAAAAAGTAGGCGGCAAAATTTCACTTCGTCGCCTACAGTTTCGCCTCGCAGAGAAGTCCGCTGCGATGGCGATTTTTCTTGGCAAGAACATTCTCGGACAGTCTGATTTCCCTGAGAACGACAACACCGATGAAGTGGCAGCGAAAGCAAACGCCCAGATTCAGTCGTTGGCTGACCTCATCAATAATCCGGTTGAGGACATCGATATCGAGTCTTTGCATGATGAGCCAGAGACCGAAAGAGGTGACGGCGCTGAATGATTGAATACGCACCGATTTGCAAGCGCCAGTCAGACTACATCAAGCGCTCGAAGAACGCATGGCTCAATGTGGCCGAGGGCGGCAAGCGTGCAGGAAAGAACATCACCAACCTCATTGCGTGGGCTGCGGCGATTGATTCACATCCTGACCGCCTCCATTTGGCTGCCGGCGTATCTCAGTCATCGGCAAAAATGAACATCATCGACTCGGATGGCTTTGGCCTCGAATGGATATTCAAGGGACGATGCAGAAACGGTCAGTACAATGGCCGCGACGCGCTGATTATCCAATCCAAGACCGGCGAGAAGGTGGTCATCATTGCCGGTGGTGGAGACAGCCGAAGCGCAAGCCTCATCAAGGGTCATTCGTATGGCACGGCGTACATCACCGAAGTTAATGAGTGCCACAAGACGTTTTTTCAGGAAGTCATCGACCGAACTCTGGCGAGCAGTAAGCGCCAGCTTTTTTTCGACCTGAACCCAAAACCACCCGCCCACTGGTTTTACACCGAGTTCCTTGACTATCAGGATGCCTTGAAAAAGCAAGGAAAGAACAACGGCTACAACTACGGGCATTTCACTATTGCGGACAACCGAAGCATTACCCGTGAAACGCTGCTGGCCTCCCTTGCCAAGTACGACCGCTCCTCGATTTGGTATCAGCGGGATATTCTCGGAAAGAGGACCAGCGCAAGCGGACGCATTTACACCGGCTATCGCTATCAGGATGTCGCCATAGATCCTGCCGAGATTCGCAAAATGAATTTCGCAGAATTGATTATCGGCATCGACGTTGGCGGTACGGACGCGACCGTAGCCACCCTCACAGGTGTTACGAGAGGTTTTGAACAGGTTGTGCAAATCGATGGCCTGTACCATAAGCAAGGCATCGACAACAAAATGGACGAGACCCTGTACGTTAAGATGATCGTCGAATGGATTATCCCATGGTCGAGAGTCTATCCCCGAATTGGCACGATTTACGTTGACAGCGCAAACAAGCTGTTCCGGCAGGGATTAAAGCGAGAGCTTGACCGCCGAGGATTGAGCCGATTCACCGTACACGGTTTTGATAAAAGCGACGGTATCTTGGAGCGCATCGAACTGTCCTGTATGCTCATTGCGCAGGGCAGATACAAGATCAATAGCTCCATGGCCAAATGGCATGAAGCGTACCAGATGGCAACTTGGTCGGATGAAGAGTTCGAAAAGGGCGATTGGGTTCGCACAGATGATGGCAGCTATCCGGTTGACTGTTTGGACAGCGCCGAATACTCCCTTTACCCTCTCCGTCGCTACTTAGTTTGACAGCTTCGATGAGTGGCTATAAGCCACGGCCCGGCTTCCTCCTTCCTTCGGCGGGGTGGCCGCCTGTCGTCGAAAGGGGTTTGCTTGCTCCCCTAATCTGGCGATTCAAGGCGGCCTATTTTCTTTATGGAGGTGATACCATGCAACCGCAGGAAAACAGCCTGTCGGTGTTTCTCACGCCCAAACAAGCGTGGGATGAGCTGACGCTATACCGCGCGAAATACTATTCCCAATACTCCGCAGCTTACAGCGGCGACCATGCCAGTCTGATTCAGACGGCAGTACACGGTTCGTTTTGGAAGCGGAACGGCAAGTGCCGAATCCATATGCCGATTGCTGCCGATATTGCCGCCACCAGCGCCGACCTCCTGTTTGGCGAGGAACCGCGCTTCACCTGTTACGACGAAGAAGATGGCGACAAGGAAAGCCCCCAGCAGAAACGGCTTGAACAGCTTGTATCTGCCAATAACCTCTTTGGTCTGCTGAACGAGGGCGCGGAAACCTGTTCGGCGCTCGGCGATGTGTTCCTGAAGCTGAACTGGCGAGCCGATGAAAGCGACCATCCGATTCTCACCGTCACCCAAGGCGATGCCGCATGGCCTGAATACGTCCTTGGCACATTGAAGTGCATTCACTTCTTTACGATCCTGAAGCGCGACTCCACGACATCTGCTGTGTGGAGGATTTACGAGAGGTATGAGCGCGGCAAGATTACGATGGCTGTATTCAAGGGTACCGATAACGACCTTGGCCACGAGGACAAGGGAACTGTGCTGGACGAGCTTGGGTATGAGCCGGAAATCACCACGCCGGTAGACGATATGCTGGCTGTTCACATTGCCAACATCAGGCCGAACCGCGTGGATCGATCCAACGTCCACGGCAGAAGCGACTTTGATGGTTTGCGCGACCTGATGGACTCGTTGGACGAAACGTATTCCAGTTGGATGCGTGATGTTCGCCTTGCCAAGGCGCGTTTGATTGTTCCGGCTGAATATCTCCGCAGAAAGCCGCAGGATATGTTCAAGGATCGAGAATACAAATTCGAGTTTGATGAGGACGTGGAAACGCTCGTTGCCTTGGATATTGACACGGACAACAAGAGCGCCAGCGCCATCACGCCGAGCCAGTTTGCCATTCGCGCCGCCGACCACGCTTCCACTTGCCTCGACCTGATCCGCAACATCGTCACGATTGCCGGTTACGCGCCGCAGACGTTCGGTTTGAACATCGAGGGCAACGCCCAGTCCGGCACGGCGCTTCACATCCGCGAAAAGAAGTCCTTCGGCACGCGGAGCAAAAAGCAAACCTACTGGAAGTCTCCCCTTGAACAGATCATGACGGCTATGGTCCATCTGGATGCAGCTATATATCCGGGCGGCGGGAGCGACGCAAAGGGTGCGGTCAAGGTTCATTTCGCGGACAGCACTTCCAATGACCTGTCCACGCTGTCTGCCGCGATTGAGATGCTGAACCGCGCCAATGCGATTTCCGTGCAGTTGAAGGTGCAGACCTTGCATCCCGACTGGACGAAGAAACAGGTCGCCGAGGAGGTTGACCGCATCATGGAAGAAACGGGCATGAACATGGATGACCCTACGTTCGGGCTTGGCGACTTCGATGATCCGACCAAGAAGCAGCAGAACGACCCTGACGCGACCAAGCAGAACGAGGAGGGCGACGAGGAGGATGAATAATGCCTATTGCAGTCTCCGAATACGAGCACCTTGCCGGTGAAATGCTTGCGCTTTACGAAGAAGCTGAACAGGCCATGTTGAAACGGGTCGCCAAACGGCTTGCTCGTGGAGTGAATACGCCGGGGTGGACGGAAAAGAAGTATGCAGAAGTCAATGCAGTCCGAAAGGAATTGTCCGGCTTGGTTGGAGGCATCACCAAGGGACGAATGGTTATCGCGCAAAAGAGCTTGGAAAAGGCGTACACCGCCAGCGCCACTGCTTTTGAAACCGAAGCGTCCAAATTCACGAATTTGGCTGGTATCACCCGAATATCCCCCAATGCGCAAAAGGTTGCCGCCATCCTATCCGAACTGAACGAATCGCTGGATGCAGCCGACAGAATGATTCTCCGCAAGGCGAGCGATGCTTATGCGGATATCGTTGGGCGGACAGCAGCCAAGGTTGCAACGGGTACAATCACCGTGCGCGATGCAGTCAAGCAGGAGCTTGACCAGTTCGCAGCCAAGGGCATTTCCTCGTTTATTGATAAAGCAGGACGTGCATGGGAAATGTCCACCTATGCAGAGATGGCCACCCTCACAGCGATTGAGAGGGCGACCATTCAAGGATATACGGACACAATGCAAGCGTATGGCTTTGACCTCGCTGTTATTTCCGGGCATATGGGGGCTTGCCCCCTGTGTGCCGCATGGGAAGGGGTCATCATTTCGGTGTCTGGAAACGACAGAGACCATCCGTCGCTATCCGACGCAGAAGGCGCAGGAGTTTTCCATCCGAGGTGCTTGCATCACCTGTCCACTTATTACGAGGGCATCACCAAGAACACGCGGAACAAGCCGAGAAAGGTCATGCCCCCAAGCGTGGAGTATTCCACACGCCAGCGGCAGAGGGCACTCGAAAGAAAGATCCGGCTCTGGAAGCGGCGCATGGCAGCAGCCATCACGCCGCAGGACGAAAGAGCCGCATACGCCCATGTGCGCCGCTATCAGGCAGACATTCGCCAGTTGATCGGCGAGTCCGAGGAATGGCTGCCGAGAAAGTATTGGCGAGAGGGCGGTTCGGTACGATTGAGTGCCGCAGCGAAGAAGTTGCGCCCGGTATCGCTTCCAACACGATAACGATAATCGGAGGTTGAGCCAATGGCACGTTCCACCAAAACCGCAACCGAGACCGCTTCCGAAGCCTCTGTTGCAAACAGCATCAGCGTTCCCATCCAAGATGCAGAGCAGCTTTATGAGCTGTTCAAGAACGTTGAACTTGCTGATTTCCATTTCCATACTTGTCAGGCGGTCAATTTCAGGCAGCATGTCCAGTCGGTGTACAAGGCTGAGAACGTGAGGGCTGCATTTGAGCGCTTGAACGACGCTATTACCGCTGCGAAGGGAGGTTAAAGGCAATGCTGACCGCAACACGCGAAAATAAGTCCATCCACATCACTTCCAAGAACGCCGCTGGCGAGGAAGTGTTCTCTGCTCATGCAAACTACTCGTCCCGCTCCATCAACGTTTCGTTTGAAATGCTGAACGAGGAGTATTGCTCAGAGAATGGTTCGGAAGTTGAGTCCGCCATTACTTCGTTCTTGAACCGCTTGAATGAGATTCTTGCTGCGGATGAATTACCGCAGGTCAATAGCTGATTCGGCTGTCTAAGGCGAATTTAAGCGGTTTAACAGTATGAATAAGAGCGCATCTGCCATGCAGGTGCGTTTTTATATGCCTGTCGTGGAGGTTTTCCGCGACCTGCCGTGCCGGAGAGTGCCGGTATAACAACTCAAAGCAGGAGGATTGAACCATGTACGAATTTCTCAAGCCCATCCTCGGTGACGAGCTTTTTGCTCAGTTCGAGGAAAAGATGTCTGCTGCGACTGGCATCACCCTCGCCAACATCGCAGACGGCAGCCACATTCCCAAGTCCAAGTTCGATGAAGTGAATGGCAAGCTCCGGACTGCCAATCAGAGCATCGCAACGCTCAATTCCCAGCTTTCCGAAGCGCAGTCCAAGTCTGGTACTGTGGACGAGCTGAACGGAAAAATCACCCAGCTCACCAGCGACCTTGCTGCCCGTGATACTCAGATCGCTCAGATCGGTTTGAGGTACCGCGCGAAGGATGAACTCCGCGCCATGGGTGTGCGCAATCCCGATATGCTCCTGAACATGCTCGACATGAGCAAGGTTTCCGAGCAGGACGGCAAGCTGATGGGCCTCTCTGATCAGGTTGAGCCTTTCCGCAAGTCGGATGCTTACCTGTTCAACAACACTCCTGCCCCCCGTGGCGGCTTTGGCGGTTCCGTCGATCAGAGGCAGGAAATCTCTACCGCCGATGCAAACGCTGCTATCCGCATGGCGGCTGGCAGACAGTAACAAACCGATATGGAGGTAAACAAACATGGCTATCATTGATCGTACTGGTGCCGAAGTCCTCATCCCCGAGGAGAATGCTCGCGAGATCGTGCAGACCGTACCCGAACAGTCCGTTACTATGCGGCTGATGAAGCGTCTGCCCGACCTGTCCACCCGTACCCGCGTCATCCCTGTTCTGAGCGCCCTTCCCATGGCGTATTTCGTGGATGGCGACACCGGCTACAAGCAGACCACCTCTCAGGCTTGGGAGAACGTCAAGCTGTACGCCGAAGAAATCGCCTGTATCGTTCCCATTCCCGAGAACGTGCTGGACGATTCCGACTACGACATCTGGGCGAATGTCAAGCCCCGTCTGGTGGAAGCCATCGGCGCCACCTTCGACAAGGCTGTGCTGTTCGGCACCAACAAGCCCGCGAATTTCCCCACCGGCATCATTCCTGCGGCTATCGCTGCTGGCAACTCTGTCGCGCTGGATAAGGATGTCTCCCTGTATCAGCAGCTTCTCGGTGAGGGCGGCGTTGCGTCCCTGATCGAAGAGGACGGCTACATCCCCAACCACTACGTCGGCGCTATTGGTATGCGCTCCAAGATGCGCGGCACCGTGGACAACAACGGTCTGCCCATCTTCGGTCGTGCCGTGTACCGCGATGGCGTTGGCACTCGTTCTGCGTATGAGCTGGACGGCAACGGCATCGAGTTCCCCCGTACCGAGGTCATGGACGCTTCTCAGGCTCTGCTGCTGGGTGGTGACTGGAACGCTCCTGTGTGGGCTATCCGTTCCGACATCAACACCAAGCTGCTGACCGAGGCCGTCATTCAGGATCCCAACACCAAGGAAATCGTGTACAACCTTGCCCAGCAGGACATGGTTGCTCTGCGCGTGACCTTCCGTGCTGGCTGGGCGCTGCCCAATCCTATCAACCGCGTGAACACCGACGAGACCACCCGTTATCCCTTCGCTGTTCTGACTCCTGCCGCTGGCGCTTAATGGAGGCGTGAACGATGAATGTCCGACTCACTCAGCCCTTGCCGACGATTAACGGCAGGGTGCTTCCTATCGGCATGGAGCTTGACGCGCCTCCGGCCTTCAAAGAGAGGCTGGTCGCCGCTGGCAAGGCTGTTTGGGTGGATAAGAAACAGGACGGGGGTGTGGCAGAAATGCCCACTCCCGTTTCTCCCGTGAAGCCCAAACGGAAGAAGGTGTAACGCATGGCCGATGTTCATATCCATTGCGACGAACCTACCGCCGAAGAACTGGAAATGATGCGCGACAAAATGAGCGCCTACATCTTCCCCAATTCGCCTTACACCGACTCCGAGAAAGCAGCCTTTGAAAAGGCTTGCAAGTACCAGATCGCCCACGAAAAGACGGTTGCTTCCCAATGTGGCGACAATGCCATTCCCGAAGGAACAAAGTCGTTCAACATTGGCGATTTTGCCATGTCTTTTGAAGATGGCGCTATGAGTTCCAAGCTGACCCGGAAAACCATTTGCCCCTATGCGCATGGAGTCCTCCTGAAAGAGGGCTTGCTGTACAAGGGTGTCGAAAGGGCGTGGTAAGCATGGCGCTGATTGATGCTTTCCTTCGACAGACAGCCACCATCAAACCGTACATCCGAGAAGCAGGCGGCGGCCCTGTATATGGCGAGGAGGAAACGAGGCGTTGCAGATTGCAGCGAGGTCGAAACCTTCAAACCACATACAAAAACGCAGATGGTCAGATCGACCAAACGCTGGCCGACACGAAGATGTTTTGCACGGGCGCAGCGATTCCCGAGCGAAGCATCGTCACGTTTGAGGGTCGGGAGTATATTGTCATCAAGTGTTATGTCTTGAACGGTTTTCAAGACAGCCATTTGGAGGTGTATCTGGAATGAGTGCAAAAGTACACCTGAAAGTGGACATCGATAAGGCGCTCATTAAACAGGTCACAACGGCTGGCTGTAAGCGCGGCACATGGATGGCGCTTGACCACCTCGCATCCGTGAGCAAAGATCAAGTCCCTCTTGACCAAGGGCCGTTGGAAAATTCTTGCACAGTTGACGTGAGCGACGATGGAAGTCAAGGAACGGTCAGCTACGATACTCCCTATGCTGTTATCCAGCATGAGAACACACACTACAACCACCAACGAGGACGCAAGGCCAAGTACCTTGAAGATCCTGTCTTTGACGGCTCTGTTCAGAGCGAAATGGCACAGCTTGCACAGCAAGGCCTTGCCGCAGAAATGGGGTGACGATGTTTGAACCTGATCGAACAATTTGCACTCCACCTTGAATTTCTCGGCTTTGGTATCGTGTCCGATGAGGAGCGCGAGGGCAACATCTTCTGGGGCTTGATGCCCGAACAGCCGGACGAATGCATTTGCGTTTTTTCGAGCGACAGCGGATATGGAGGCTCAGAGGATGGAGCACGCATCCAAGTCATGACACGCGCCAAAAGTACAAAGGCCGCCTACGAGTGCTCTCAGGCGATTGCAGAAGTCCTCGTCGATTACGAGGGGTACTTAAATGGCGACGGCGCAAGGGCTTCTATCCGTGTCCTGAACGCTTCTGCCGGACTTGGTGCCGATAGCAAGAAGCGCGAGCTGTATTCGAGCAATTTCCTCGTGTACTACTGTAACTATTGACCCGCCGAGCGCGGGAGAATGGAGGAACAACCATGAAAGGTCGTAAGAATGGTTGCCCTGTCAATATCAAGAACTGGCTGGTGTTCATCCTCGATGTCGCCACTCAGGAGTACGTCCGCATTTATGGCCTGAACAGCCTGAATCGCGGCATTGACAGCGAAACCGAAGATGGCTCCGCCGATACCGACGTATGGGCCGAGCCTTATGTCACCAAGCGCAGCGGCAGCATTTCCCTCGAAGGCAAGAAGGTTGTCGTCGAGGCTACCGGCGAGAATGATCCCGGTCAGGATATGCTCAACTCCTACGCCGAGGCCGCTGGCTGTGATGCCGACGCTACCCTGAAGTTCGTCGATCCCTATGGTCATGCGTGGGTCGCTGACTACATCGTGACCAGCCGTGAAGAGTCTGCGGACGAGTCCGGCGAAACGCTGTCTTGGGACATGGAACAGGTCGGCGAAGTTGAGGTTCTGCCCTATGTGCAGGTGCAGTCCGTCGCTTTCGAGGCTGATGGCTCTGCTTCCGAAAACCTGCAGCTGGCCGTTGGCGGCGCTGCCAAGATCGTCAGCGTTGCATTCACCCCTGCCGAGGCTTCCAATAAGCGCTTCCGCGTGACCAACAGCAAGCGCAGCGTTTGCACCGTTGGTAACGTCACCGAGGAAGGCTTCACGGTCACCCCTGTGTCTGCCGGTTCCGCGACCATCAAGGTCACGACTGCCAGCGGCGCCAAGGTTGCGACTCTGAACGTCACCGTCAGCGGCGCGAACTAATTTCACATTCAACCTACTGGGGAGGACGCTTCGTGCGCCTCCCCTTTATTGACGATAGGAGGAAAAACAAGTGGGTAAAGTTCTGAATTTTGACCAGTTCCTTTCCGAGAAGAACAAGGAAACCATCTCTGTCACCGTGTTCGGTGAAAATTACGAGGTTCCCGCGCAGATTCCGGCCATCGTTCCCGTGATGATGGCTCGCGCCGAAAGCACGAGCGATCCGCAGATGGCTACCCGCATGACCATGAAGGCTGCCGATGCCATGTTTGGTGAAGAAGCAGTCAACGAGATGTGCGATAACGGCATGTCCGCTCCTGACCTTGCCAACCTTGTCCAGCAGCTTTTCAAGATGATTAACGGCACGGACGACGAGGATGATGATACCGAGGAAGTGTCTGACGAGGACAGCCGCAAGCAGACCGGTGTGGGTAAGCGCGCAAAAAAGTAAACATGCTCCAAATATGGGATGCGGTCGAGGCTGACTTCCTACGGGATTACCGCATCACATTGATGGAGCACATCGACACGATGACTTGGAGGCGCTTCCTCGTACTCCTTAACAACCTTTCCCCCAATGGCGCGGTTGCCGTAAGGATCCGCGCCGAGAACGATAAAGAAAATACGACAGACGAACAAACGGACGAGCAGGCAGCGAACGCTTTCTTCTCGTCCATTGTTTCTGTTTGATGGACAGGAGGCGATTCGATGGCGCTTAAAGTTGGTGAGCTGTACGCGTCGTTTGGTATTGATTCTTCCGGCATCGACAGTGCAATCAGCGGAATCGAAAAAAAGTGCTCCAGTATCGCCTCCGGCCTTGGTAAAGCGGGAGCTGCGGCCTCTTTGGCCATTACAACTCCCATTGTTGCTATCGGTAAGGACATCTATGATGCTGGTACTGCCTTTTATTCTCAGATGAGCCGCGTCGAAGCCATTTCCGGCGCAACAGCAGAAGAAATGACTGCGTTGACTGCGGCCGCAATCGAGATGGGCAGTACCACTTCTTTTACTGCTTCCGAAGCTGGCGAAGCCCTTGAATACATGGCGATGGCTGGTTGGAAGTCCGAGGACATGCTTGCTGGTCTTGCTCCAATCATGGATCTTGCGGCAGCATCTGGCGAGGACTTGGGCAGCGTATCGGACATTGTAACGGATGCCTTGACAGCGTTTGGCCTATCGGCAGAGGATGCAGCGCACTTTAGTGATGTCCTCGCCGCTACCGCCACCAACGCCAATACGGACGTTGGCATGATGGGCTACACGTTCCAGCAGGTGGGCGCACTTGCTGGCGCAATGGGATACGAGATCGATGACGTTGCGGTTGCGATTGGTATCATGGCAAATGCCGGTATCAAGGGTGAAAAAGCCGGTACTCAGTTAAGGGCGATCATTGCAAACATGGTTGATCCTACCGAGGACATGGCTATCGCCATGGAAGAACTGGGGCTTTCCCTCACAAGTTCGACTGGTGAAGTCCTTCCTTTCAGCGACGTTATCGGACAGCTCCGAACCGCGTTTGCTGGATTGAGCGAAGAAGAAAAGGCTATGTACGCTGCCACGATTGCTGGCAAAGAGGGCATGGCTGGACTTCTCGCTCTAATCAATGCGAGCGATGAGGATATCGCAAAGCTGACAGAATCCATTGAGAATTGCGAGGGCGCAACCGAAGAAATGGCCGCCACCATTCTCGATAACGCAGCTGGTGACGTTACCATTTTCAAGTCGGCTGTCGAAGGCTTGGAAATTACGCTCTGGGGCTTGGTGGAAGGTCCGTTCAGAAAGATTGTTCAGACGGCTACGAGCTGGGTTGATTCTTTCCGTTTGATGGATTCCGCCACTCAAACGACGATTTTGAAGGTCGCCGGTCTTGCAGCAGCTACCGGCCCCGCTCTGATTGCACTCGGCGGCATCGTCGGTGCAGTAGGAAAGCTGATTCCTCTGATGTCTGCCCTTGTAAGCCCGATTGGAATCGTGGCTGCCGGCATGGCATTGTTCGCGGTTGCGTCGATTGATGCAACAAACGAAATCGGAAAGGGGTTTGAAAAGCTCTCAAAGAAGCTGAAAACCTCTCTTTCCAACATCAACAAGCGCATTTCCTCCTCGATGAAAACCATATCGAGCCGGATGCCAGCGCTGACAAAATCGATTTCTACTGGCCTTGGCGAGATCGTGCCGGAAGCGATGAACACGGCGTTGCTTGTGGTGACTGGCTTTGCAGATACGATTGCCGACAACGCCTCCGGCCTTGCCGAAATTGGAAAAACCATTGTTACGAGCGTCGTTGGCGGATTCAGCGCCAATATGCCCCAGCTCATCCCGGCTGTTGCACGGATGGTAGTCAATATCGGTTCTGCACTTGTTCGCAATATTCCAAGTCTCCTGAGTTCTGTCGGCGAACTGGTGAAATCCATTGGTTCTGGCTTACGAAATGTAGATTGGGTCGGACTCGGAAAAGAACTACTCGATGCATTTGGTTCTGCATTTACAGGAATCAAGAATCAGTTCAGTACATGGTTCTCAGAAGCAAAGAGTGCGATACAAGAGATTGACTGGAGCGACGTTGGTACAACGATTTGGACCAGCATCAAGTCCGGTATCACAGCAACAGGTGACTGGATCAAAGAACTTGTCCTTGGCGAAACCTATACCCCTGATTCCTCGTGGAGCGATGTCGGAAAGTCGATCTGGACAAGCATCAAATCCGGAATCAAAGCGACGGGCGATTGGCTCGCCGCTTTGATTATGCCCGATGGAACTACTTTTGAAGCCGGAACCGGGTGGAGCACCATTGGCAAGTCGATTTGGGAGTCCATCAAGAGCGGTATCTCCGCTACCGGTGACTGGTTGGCTGGGTTGATCATGCCTGCCAACACCACCTTTACTGCCGGGGCAGGATGGAAGACAATCGGGTCTTCCGTGTGGACTGCCATTCAGGGAGGCATCAGCGCAACTGGCGACTGGCTTGCAGCGCTTATCATGCCTGCGAATACTACCTATACGGCTGGTACGGGTTGGTCCACTATCGGCAAAGCAATCTGGACATCTATCAAAAGTGGTATCTCGGCTACAGGGGATTGGATCAAGAGCCTCGTGCTTGGAGATTCCTACACAGCCGACGCAGATTGGTCAAGTGTCGGTTCCGCTATCTGGACAAAAATACAGACTGGTATCACTGCTACCGGTGATTGGATCAAGAGCCTCGTGCTGAAAGATGCATTCACTGCAGATAGCAGTTGGGCCGATGTTGGTGAAAAGATTATTGAGAAAATCAGCTCAGGTCTTTCTGGCCTTGATGCTGAAACTCTTACTGCAAAAATTGGCGATCTCACAGCAGTTGCACAAAGCATTGCAGACAAGATCGTTAATAGCAAAGCTGACTGGGCTGCTGCGGCTGGTACGTTCATCTCCAGCCTTGTCGGAGGTTTGTCTGGCTATAATCTTTGGGATTCTCTCGCTACCAGTTTTTCCTCAATTGCAACATCGATTCTTGGTGGTATCACAGCAGCTATCCCGAAGCTGTCGAATGTGGCTGTCGATATCATCAATGCAATCGGTAGTCTACTCACCGGCGCAGAAGGCGAAAGTCTTGTCTCTGGCATGAAAACCATCGCAACGTCGATTATCAACGGCGTTGTTGGGGCAATCCCGTCCATCACCACAGCCGCGACGGATATTGTCTCTGCCATTGGAACATTGCTCGGCACTATCGATTGGGCAAACGCTGTTGACTGCGTAACTGGCATCGGCGATGCTCTCTGGTCTGCCATCAACGAAGGTATCAAAGCTACTGGCACTGTTGCCACGTCTCTTGTTGATACGCTCGGAAGCGTCCTCGGTGATATTGACTGGGAATCCGTTACCGTAAGCCTTGATGGATTTGCAAGCATGCTCATCAATGGCATTGTAAATGGCATCGAAAACCTTAGTACTGCTGCAACGAGCATCGTAACTGCAATCGGTAATCTGCTTGGTAACGTTGATTGGACTCAGTTCAGCCAACATGCTCAGAAAATTGGTGGTACGCTAATTGACGGTATCGTGACAGGAATCACAACGCTGACTTCTGGTGCTACTGATATTGTAAATGCAATCAGCGACACAATCGAAAAGATCAACTGGGCTGAACTCGGTGATGCTGCATCAGATCTTGCTGGTTCTCTGTTCGACGGCATTGTTGAGGGGCTTGGAAAACTTGACTTTAATGATTTCTTGACCGCCATTGGCAATGGCATAGCCGCCGCTGGAGAAGGTCTTGGAGAGGCCGCTGGTTCGATTGTAAACAACCTTATCACTGCCATCCTCACCCCTGCAAATTGGCTGAAGCTAATTGAACTCGGCGGAAAGCTGATTGAAGGCATAGCAACAGGCATCCTCAATCTTGGTAAAGGCATCCTTGAAGGCGCATGGAGTTTTGTCAGCGAAACACTCAAGGGCTTGTTTGAAGCGCTTGGTTTCGAGTTCACTGAGTGGTCGGCAGAAACAGAAACAGCACTCGACCAAACCGTATCGATAATCAATGGCAGTGGTGAAGAGATAAACACGTCGCTTCAAAACGCCATCACAAATATGAGCACTATCGATTGGGTTGGCGGTATGAATACTGAATCTCTGTCGATGGCTATGCAATCATGGTCTTACGTTGTTGAGAACGGTACGGACGAACTTGTTGCAAGTTTGGATAGGTATGCGTTCCTTGGATGTGCCGAAATCACGAATCTTTTTCAGATTTTGTGTGACGAAACGGCAAGTGCTGCAGATCGCGCTGCCGCAATGATTGCACTGAACGACCTTGGCTTTGGGGAGTTTGTAAGTGCGTCTTTTGCGTCCTGCGATAACGAAATCATTGCGGCAGCTCGTCGGATGAGCGAAAACGGCGTAGATACTTTTGAGGCCGCCTTCTCCGTGCTTGGCATCACAATCCCTGAATCCGTTCAGGCTGGTTTGGATGCAGGCTTACCGCTTGTTGAAGCCGCTGCCAAGGCAACAGCCGATGCAGCATCCACGGCAAACGATCAAGCAACCACGGCCGCAGCTGCGGCAGCGACTGGTATGGCAGTCACGGACTCCCTCGCAAAAGCGGAAGCTGATGGCGAAGGAGATGTCACCGACGCATCCACCGGCATTGTCGATGCTTCCACGCTCGCCCTTGAAACGTTCCCGGATATTGCCGCACTCACCGGCGAAGAAGGAACGACCGGCATGGCTGATGCAATCAACAACAATGCTGGGCTTGTCGAAACCGCAATGAGCACTATGTCCGCTGATGCCGTCGAGGCTGCTTTGGCTGAAATGAGCTATTCCACCGGCTACTCTACTGGCTATGACTATGTGGATGCTATTTGCGATGGAATTGATGCGCTCGCTGCAACGCTCAAAACCGATGCCGAAACCGCCGCCCAAGCAGCTTGCACCGCAGCTTCCAATGCGCTCAGTTCTTCCGCAGGAAACTCCATTGGTCGCCAGTTTGCAAATGGTATCGCAGCCGGCATCCGCGCCGGTTCTTCCGCGATTACAGCCGCCGCACGTTCTGCTGCATACGCTGCATTGGCTGCTGCGAAATCTGCCTTGGGCATCCACAGTCCTTCCGCTGTTGCGAAGAAGGAAGTCGGCTGGATGTATGACAAGGGCATCGCGCTCGGTCTGCTCGAAAAGCTGTCCGTGATCCGAAAGGCTGGCTCGGAGGTTGCGGCTTCCATGCACGATATGTTCCTTGTTGAGGATCCGTCTCGCGGTACTGTGTATTCTTCGCAGACTGCAATCAATCAGACCGCCAAAAAGACCGCCGAGGCAACTGGTGAAGGCAAGGCCGCACAGGAACGAGCCGAAACCATTGGCAAGGCGATTGCTGATCGGCTGATTGAATCCGGCGCACTTGAAGGCGATGTCTACATGGACAAGGACAAGGTTGGCGAGAAGGTTGCCGCCCCGGTCAGTAAGAAGATCAAGAAGAAATCCCAAACGACTGTCAAAGGCCGTAGCTTGCAGGGGGTGCTTGCCTAAATGAATTTTGCAAATACATACCTGAAATCCTTCGGCTATTGCAAGGTGTTGAGCTGGAAGTGCAGCATCTACTCCGACTTTGAGCGCAAGGAGCTGACCTATCGTGGTCGGCTCCTTGCCTCTGTTGAGGTTCCGACTGTTCGCCAGATTGACGCGCTCATTTTGGTGCGAGCTAATAGCAAGAGCGAGGTTCAGCAGAAGCTCAACGATATTGCAAATTGGCTGTATGGAGCCGGAACGGATAAGCTCTACGCAGAGAGCGACAACACGTATTACTACATTGCCCGTTGTACGAAGGTTTCCACGCCGGAGTACAGCGGGAATTCGGCGCGTATAACGGTTACGTTCACTTGCGCCGACAATAGGCTGTACGCAGCCTACAACGACCAGCCTATCACGACCGCGACCAGCGAAATGAACAACTTCACTTTTGCTGGCAAGCATTGCCTGAATGATATGGGGTGCGTGTTCGTCATGGATAACATGGACGCGGTTCCTGCCATCCATGCGAACAAGTACGAAATCTCAGGTATGAGTGGCACGCTTCGATACTCTACGGGCGATGTAAGGTACAAGGAACGGCAGATGACCGGCAGCTTGTATTTCGTTAAGCCCACCGCCAACGATGGCCTATTGAGTGATTCGGAAATCATGGACAGGCTACACGCTGTTGCTTCTTGGCTCGGAAACGCGGAACGTGCAGACCTCATCCTTGATAGCGACATCAGCCGAAAGTATGAGGCAGAGATCGTGGACGGCGCTTCCCTGACCCGAAAGGACTGGGAGAACGGCTCGATCAAAGTCAAGTTTATCCTGCAACCGTTCGCAAGTACGATTGCGAGCAAATCCCTGTCGAGTAGTTTGACGCTGGAAGCGTCCAAGGCTTCCTATGTTTCCTTGGTCAGTCTTGTTCCTGACGGAATCGGAGCAGCTACGCCGCTTGTGGTTACGGTCAAGAACACAGGCTCCACCGTCACGACCCTGCGGATTTACTACCGCGACGAACAGAACGCATGGAAGAACCTCATGCTTAACGGGCAGGGATTTAGCCTTGCTGCCGGTGAAACCGTTGTCGTGGATAGTTTGTCCATGGAGATCACAAAAGGGGCTACATCGGGCATTAAATGGCTTAAATCGGGTGATTTCCCTTTGCTGTCCGTGAACGGCACAAAGCAGATTGGAATTTTCACGAACGTAGCGACTACTGTTGACGTAACCGTTCTTTGCAATGCGAGGTGGCTGTGATGAAACCGAGAATTTACAACCGCAATATGGAGCTGGTCGGGGTGTTGCAAAACGCCTCGTCCGTTTCCTATTGCCGGACGCATAACGATCTGTTCACAGCCTCGTTCCAACTGCCCATCGATGACCCGAAAACCTCTCTGTGCGACACGCATTACATCGTGGATATTTTCGACGGCGATGTGAGCAAGGGCAAGTACCGGGTACTGGATGAGCCTGACGCGGATTTCTCCAACGAAGGTGAGTTCGTCAAGTATTCCTGCGAACACGTCATAGCGTTCCTGCTGAACGATGTCATTGACGGCTACCTCGAAACTGGCGGCGAGGGCTGCACGACGAGGATGGTCCTCGAACAGCTCCTTGCAAAGCAAACCACCAAGCGTTGGCAGCTCGGACAATGCGATTTCGATTACGAGTTCCAGTATTCATGGGAGAATACGAACTTGTTGGATGCTATTTTCTCCATACCTACCTGTTTTGCTGACGAGTACCATTGGACGTACAACACGGATTCCTACCCGTGGACGCTCAATTTGATCCGGCAGAGCACGGATAGATCTTGTGAGATCCGGCGCAAGCGCAACATGCAGCAGATCAAGCGCGAGAAGGATTCCACCGCGCTCTGCACTCGCCTGTATTGCAAAGGCTGCGGCGAGGGTGTGAATCAGCTTACCATTTCGGAAGTCAACAACGGAAAGCCCTATATTGATGCCGATACCATCAATACGTATGGCGTGCTGTGCAGCCATTACATCGACCTGACCGTGACGGATGCCGAAACGCTCCTCGCCAAAGGCCGAGCCGTGCTGGAAGGTGTGAAGCATCCGCGCTATACCTACACAGCCAAGGCGGTTGACCTTCACAAGATCACCGGGCAGAGCTGGGACGAGTTCGACGAGGGAAAGTACGTCCACATCATCGATGATGACGGGCGGCTTGATATTGATGCGATGATCATTTCTGTCGAAAAGCCTGATGTCGATGGCGATCCGCTGGATATGAACATCGTTATCAGCAACAAGTCCAGCGACGTTTCCAGCGCGATTGAGGATTTAGCCAAGCGTACTGCCATTACGGCGCAGTATTCGCAAGGCGCAACGAATCTTTACTCCCAGCAATTCGCAGACAATGCCGACGAGGAACACCCGGCAGTCATGCGCATTTACATCCCCGAAGGTTGCGCAAAGATCAATCAAATTCTGCTCGCATGGAAGCTGGAAAAGTTCCGGGCTTATGAGAAGGGTGCCAAAGCAGGTGGCGGCAGCGAACGAACCAGCAGTTCTGGTGGTGCCACGGTCGCAACCGTGGCTTCGACTGTAATTTCGAATACTTTTGCATGCAGCTCGCCCGTGTCGTCAAGTGGCGGCGGCTTATCGTCCACCGATACCAACGATGCCCAAACCACGGGAAGAAGCAGCATCTTAACCACAGAAAGTAGTTCGAGCGCTCTTGTGACTGGTGAAAATGGCGCCCATACCCACACTGGCCCCAACCATCGACATAGTGGCGATAGCCATACGCATTCCTTTAGCGGAAGTCAAAGCATTGCCAACGGTCACTATCATTCCATTTCTAATCCCGGCACATCGACCAATACGGGCGGCGTCAGCACCAATGCGACCCACTCTGTGAGCATCAGCGGTACAACTGGCAGCGGTGGCGGTGGCAATACTGGGTACGCTGGCACAGGAAGCACAGGAGAGAGCGGTGCGCACAATCATACAATGGCTCCACATACTCATGGTATCGAACACACTCATGAAGTTGCGGGGCATAGCCACAGCTTCACGCACTATCACGCAGTCCTTATGGCTTTCACCATCCCTGAACAGTCCATCAACATTCCGGGGCATACGCACAGCGTATCGATAGATGCACATACGCACGATATTGTGTACGGCATTTACGAGGGCGGCAAGGCTGATTCCTGTTCCCTCATTGTCGATGGTACGGCAGTTACTATCCCTGATGGAGCGGACGAGATGGACATCGTTCGATACCTGAGAACGGACAGCAATGGCAAGATCACCCGTGGCACATGGCACGAGATCGAGATCGTTCCGTCTGGTTTGTCCCGTATTGAGGCAAACCTGTTTGTGCAGACCTTTGTCACGTCGTACAGCGGCGGCAACTATTGATTGGAGGTGCAACGATGAACTGGAAAATCCATCAAACAATCGATTTGCTGCGCGGATTCGTGGACGTGAACACATGGCCTGAATCGTTGATGCTCCCTGGTGATGATGCGGCGCATGTACTGGAAGTCGAAATCAAGAGTGGAGGACAGCCTGTAGACCTTACGGGCTGCTCCTCCCTTGTGTATTTCAACCGCGCAGACAAGGCCGTTGTCATCCTTCCCGGTATTGTGTCCGGAAATACCGTGAGCGTAACCTTTGATCCGTCTTGCTATGCCATTCCCGGTCAGCTCCGAACGGTTATGAAGGTTACGAATCGCAGCGGTATTTTGACCGCTTGCGAGACCTATTTCATGGTGCGAGCGCCGCTGCCTGATCAGGTCATCGACCCCGGTACGATTGTTCCGAGCATCGAGGTTCTGATGGCGAAGTTGCAGCAGATGACCGACGTTACTGCCGCAGCGAACGAGGCGACAGACAATGCCAATGCTGCCGCAGATCGGGCGAATGCTGCCGCAGACAAATTGAATTGGGATTTCGTTGTAACTGATGATGATGCCGGAAACGTGACGCTTTCCGGCCTTGTTGACGTTATGGACGATAACAATGGCAACGTGACCATTGGTCCGTTTGCATCAGCTACCCAATAACAAAGGAGGTGTACTATTTGGCTACCGAACCGATGAAAACATTGACGTTCCCCAATGGCCAGACCTATGAAGTCGTTGACCAAAAGGCTCGCGATGGCATCCGGGGTCTGCAAGAGAACGGCACGAACGCCGAGGAGCTTGCAGAGCTTGAACGGCGCGTCAAGGCGACCGAGGATAATGCCGTCGAATTGCAGAAGGGAATTGACGAGGCGAAAAAACTGGCTGGCGAAGCCGGTGGCGCCGCTGATGGCGTGACGTTTGATGAAGCGACTGGAGTTTTGCAACTCACGAGTGGAGGCAAAGCGATTGAAGGGGCTTTCGTCACGATCAAGCTGACAGATTCCTACACCAAGGAGGAAATCGACCAGCTTCTTTCCACCATCCGTAATTCCATTACGGCAAATACGACCAATATTGCCACGAACACTACGAACATCGAGGCTTTGGGGCGCAATGTGGAAACGTTGCAGCAGACCCTCAACAACCTCGACACCGAGGGTTTTACCTACTATGCAACGTATGGCACGGCAGTCCTTGCCAATGGTGAGGAAGCAGAAAACGTGTTCACGCTGTATCAGGTGAAGGGCAGCACCGAGGAAGTCGTGAGCCAGTTCGTCATTACTGGCGGTAGTGGTGGCGGCTCTACCACGACCACCAACCTTGCCGTTGACCGCATCACTCCGTCGCCCTTGATCGTTACGCCTACTGACAAGGTTGAGATCAGCTTCAATTACTCGTCCACGGATAGCGATGGCGAGGCGATTGATGGTTCGTACACATGGAAGCTCGGCAGCAATGTTCTTGCAACCGGCGCATGTGTACAAGGCACGAACACCTTTGATTTCACCGATAACGTCGGTATTGGCACTCAGCGCTTCACTCTGACTGTTGCAGATGCAGGTGGCAGCGTCGTGGTCAAGACATGGACCGTTCAGGTCGTTGATGTCCGTATCGAGTCTACATTCTCAGACCGCATCACTTATCCCGCTGGTCAGCCTGTGAAGTTCTCCTACACGCCATACGGCGCTGTCAGCAAGACGGTGCATGTCATTCTGGATGGAGTGGAGCTGACCCCGGCGACTGTCACTTCTTCCGGTGTCCTCCAGTCCTACACGCTTCCTGCTCAGGCGCATGGCGCTCACTTGCTGGAAGCCTATATCACCGCTACAGTGAACAACAAGGAGATTGAAACCGATCATATTTACAAGGACATCGTCTGGTTCGATGAAGCGTCCGATGCGCCTGTCATTGGCTGTATCTATCGCTACGATCACTACGGTAAAGTCCCTGTTCGTCAGTATGACTCTACCGGCATTCAGCTCCATGTGTTCGACCCGAATACGGCAACTCCGACCGTCTCCAAAACTGCAAATGGAGAGCCTGTCTCCGAAGAAACCCTGACAACCACCAGCCATGTATGGCCGTACAAGACCTCTGAGGTCGGCGATCATACGCTGGTGGTTTCTTGTGGCGTTACTTCGGTGACGATCATCCTTGCAGTTGAAGAACTCGGCATCGAGATTACGCCCGTTACCGCCAACCTTGCATTTGACTTCAACCCTGCTGGCCTTTCCAACAACAGCGCGAACAGGCTGTGGAAGGATGCTGGCGGAAGCGTTGCGATGAGTGTTTCTGACAACTTCGACTGGATCAATGGCGGCTACCAGATTGACTCTGATGGCAACCAGTATTTCTGCATCAAGGCAGGTACGAGGGCCGTTATCAATTACAATCTGTTTGCCCACGACGCCGCTCGGTATGGTTCTGAGTTTAAGGTGATCTTCCGGGCAGCAAACGTTCGGAACGTCAATGCCACGTTCCTTTCCTGCGTGACTGGCGAAACGCCTGTTGGTCTGCGGATGGATGCCCATGCAGCCTACCTGATGACCAGCGCAACTGGCGCCGATCCGCTGTACATGCCTTACAGCGAAGATGACGTGATGGAGTTCGAAGTCAACATCAACGCCCTTAACTTGGAGGATGCCACGGCAACGGCGTTGATTATGAGTTACGAGGACGGCGTTGGCTTCCGTCCGCTGATCTACGACTCTTCTCACCGTCTGTATCAGTATGCGGCTGAAGCGGTTCCGATCACCATTGGCAGCGATGACTGTGATATTCACGTTTACCGCATGAAGGCGTACACCTCTGCACTCTCCGACTCCGACATCCTGTCGAACTTCATTGCGGATGCTCGCGATTCCGAGACGATGTTGGCCCGGTATTACCGTAACCAGATTTACAACGAGAACAACGCCTTGACTCCTGATTCTGTTGCTGCCGCCTGCCCTCACCTGAAGATCATCAAGATCGACGCACCGTACTTCACGCAAGATAAGGGTGAACTTGTGAAAAACACCATCGTTGAGTGTATTCACAAAGGCGGCGATGCTGCGTTGGACAACTGGCGAGCTGTGAACTGCTATCACTCTGGTCAGGGCACTACCTCGAATGAGTATGGCTTTGCAGGGCGCAACATGAACATCTACATGTGCTGCGATGGCACATGGACTCATAAAAAGATCGTTCACGATCCTGACTACATTACTGAGCTGACCTTGGGCGACGGTACGAAGTACAGCGACGGCACCGGCAAGGTGACTCTGACGAGAGGCTCTGTTCCGAACGCCCTGTTCAACATCAAGGTCAATATCGCTTCTTCTGAGAATGCCAATAACTCGCTGCTTGCAAAGCGGTATCATCGCTATCTGCCGTATACTCCTGTTTCTGCAAGACGCGATCCTCGCACGAAAACTACGATGGAGTTTGTCAACTGCATTGTCTTTATTCGTGAGAATGACAGCGATCTCACAACCCACCGCGAATTTGCTGATACGGATTGGCATTTCTATGCGATTGGCAATATTGGCGATTCCAAGGACACTGACCAGAGCCGCACGAATGATCCGGATGACCACAACGAGTTCGTTGTGGAGATTTCGGATAACACCATGCCGAACTCTATCTTCCCGTCTGGTGTGACGGATGATGACGGAAAACAGGTATATCCTATTGCGTCGAGCTGGTGGACTGCCGGAAACCCGGCCTATGACTCTCTGCATAATGCATGGGGTGATACCTACGAATTCCGCTACTCCCATCCTGACATCACGGATGAGGAGGAAGCGGCCAATATTGCTGTCTGGAACAACTTCTACAAGTGGGTTGTTACTTCCAGTGATGAAAAGTTCGTTTCGGAACTGAAAAACTGGTGTGTTGAAGGTGCTTTCGAGTACATGTACCTGTTCACTGAGCGGTACACCATGATCGACAACCGAGCAAAGAATACGTTCTGGCATTGGGGCCGCGTATTCATCAGTCAGGAACAGGCAGAACTGATGGGCGAAAAGGCCACATGGTTCATCATTGACGATGAAGCTGCTGCCATCAATAACGGCTATCGCTTCGACTCTTGGGACTACGACAATGATACCGCCATCGGCATCAACAACTCTGGCGAGATGACCATGACATACGGCAAAGAGGATGTGGACTACCGTACTGACGGCGATCCCAATTCCGGCTACATCTACAATGCAGCTGAGAGCATCTTCTTCTGTCGAATCCGCGACTTGATGAAGCCTCAGCTTCAGGCCATGTATCTGAGCCGCGAATCCGCTGGTGCATGGAGCGCCGAGGGCCTGATTACCGAGTTCGATTCATGGCAGGAGCAGTTCCCCGAAGAGGTCTGGAGGCTCGATATCGAGCGCAAGTATTACCGCACCTACGAGGCCGGAACCCGCCGCTTCCTCGAAACCATGATGAATGGCCGTAAGAAGTATCATCGCCGCCAGTGGGAACGCGATCAGGAGCCGTATATCGGAACCAAGTATATCGGCGCGGATGTAAAGGCTGATCAGATCATGTTCCGTTGCAACACGCCGCAGTCTGCTGTGGTTGCGCCCAACTACGACTTGAAGATTGTGCCGTATACCGACATGTACATCTCTGTCATGTACGGCAACTCTACTCCGATTCAGGTGCGTGCCAAAGCCGGTCAGGAGTACCAGCTCAACAACCCTCTGTCCGGTGCGATGGATGACACCGCCGTGTTGATCTACTGTGCCAGCCGCATTCAGGCCTTGAACGATTTGTCTGGTGCGTATATCCACGACAACGACTTCACCAAAGCCTCGAAACTCCAAAAGCTGGTCATCGGCAACAGTACGTCCGGATATGGCAATGCCTTCCTGACTGCGCTGAACATCGGCAATAACTTCCTGTTGAAGGAGCTGGACATCCGAAATTGCCCGAATCTGGTCGGTTCTCTGAACCTGACCAACTGCGGCAACCTCGAAAAGCTCTATGCTCAGGGCAGCGCACTTGCCGGTGTGACCTTCGCGCCCAATGGCCGAATCGTCAGCGCATATCTGCCCGGAACCATCAACACTCTCGTCATGCGCAATCTGCATTATCTGACTGACCTTCAAGCCAGCTACGATTCTCTGGAGTCTCTGACCGAAGAACACTCCATTGTGGATGAGCTGGCGATTGTCGATGATGCTTCCGACACCCTGCAAACCCTGCGCTTGGTTGGTATTGATTGGACGCTGACCAGTACCGCCATTCTGAATGACATCCTCGCCATGAACTCCCGTGAGTTGATCGGCAAGGTGCATATCAATGGCCCCATTCGTCAGCAGGAGTATTACAGCTATACTCAGGCTTGGCCTGATCTCGAAATTACCTACGAGACGATGGTGCAGCAGTACCTTGTCCAGTTCGTTAATTACGATTGTTCCATCCTGAACGAGCAGTATGTTGACCGCAATGGAGATGCTGTCGATCCTATCGAGGCTGGTATGATCTCCGAGCCGACCCGTCCGAGCAGCATATCGACTGTGTACACGTTCGACAAGTGGGACAACTCGCTCACTGGCGTGGTTGCTCCCAGAACGATCAATGCCGTTTACAGCGAGGCGCCGAGGCAGTATACCGTCACATGGCATGGTTACCAGAATTCTGTTGAGCAGACTGGCAAGTACAACTACGGCGATGCTGCGGTATATACTGGCGAAGCACCTACTCGTACAGACGAGGAATCCATGGCTGTATACTATCAGTTTGTCGATTGGGATAAGCACACCGGCTTTGTTGATAGCGACATTGATGTGTACCCTGTGTGGGAGCGCGGCGAACTTCCGACTGTTGGTGTGGATACGAAAACCCTGACCCCGACTGAAATCTACGCTATCAAACGCGAAGGGATTGCCGCAAACTACTTCGAGGCCAAAGACCGCATCCTTCTCACAATGGGATATAAGCCTGAGTGGAGCAATATCAGGCATGTCGATCTGGCTGACGAAATGGTCATGGATGGTGCGACACACCTTGATACTGGCGTTAAACTTCTTGAAGGGGGCATCGCGGAGGCTTGGACGCTTGTTGTTGATGCTACCTTTACCGGAACCACTTCCGATGCTACGGCTGTCTGCTGCATGCAGGAAGATGGTTATATGGGATTCAAGGTCAAGTATACCAACGGTATGTCTATCCAGTGGGGCACCAACAGCTACGGCACCGGCTCTTCCACGAATCGTGAGATTGCCGTCATCCGGCACGAGGCCGGCAGCCGCAATGTAAAAGTCTACGCTTCGAGGCTGAACGAAATGACCATCGGCTATTCCGAGCTGACCAAGCTGATCGACACTGAATGCGATGCTACTCTGGTGCTCGGTGCAGCAAAGAGTGACGCTGGCTCCTACTACGATTACGCCACCGGCGTACTCCATAGCTGCCGCATCTACTATGCTGACCTTGGTGATGCAGTGTGCAGACAGATCGCCTGTTGGCCGCGTGAGACGTACAAGGTTGAAGCTGGTACGTTTGGCGCGTACAAGCTGGCTTCCAATGCGTCTCAGAAAACTCAGGTTGACTTCATTTTTGCTTCCCTCCTGTCCAGATACCACAGGATGAATCCTACCAACACCAACGAGGGCGGTTTCGAGGCATCCGAGATGTACGAATGGATGCAGAAGCGCGTTCTTCCTGCGTTCCCTGCCGTATGGCGGCGTATGATGGAGGAATGCACGATCAACTGCATGCAGTATGTTGATGGCACGAACCACTCTATTTCGTCCATGAAGGCTGTGATCTGGCTCCCGTCCTACATCGAATTCCAAGGTGGAACGAGCGAACCTTGGATTTATGAAGGCGCAGAGCATATCCCGTTCTTCACCAACGGACAGACGCGCTTCAAGTTCCAAGGCCCCGATAGCATTCCGCGTGATGGTTACGCCACGTTCTCCTCGCCCGACGACCCGACGCTCGATCCCTCCAACAACATTCAGGAGGGTGACGTGTGGCTCGACACCAACGATTCCTCTCGCGGTTATCTGCGCAAGGACGGCAAGTGGCTGGCTGCCTACAACTTCTGGCTGCGTGGCGCGTCGGTTACGTATGCCACGAACTTTTGCTATGTCAGCTATAGCGGCAATGTGGGCACGAACTGCTACGCGGCGGGCGTGTATGGCGTCTGCCCCCGCTTCTCTATCTGACGGGCAAAGCCCGAATCCTTAATCTCTGCCCCGCGTGAGTCGGGGCAGAGGATCTTTCTGTATCGAGGTGGTTTGATGGCTGTCCTTCGCAGGAAGCGTGCTGTTGCATTTTCGGAGTTTGAACGACAGATGGGAAACCTCTGCAAAGAACTGAAAGCGCGACTGAATACGCTTCCGTCACGATACAAGAAGTTCCTCAGCCGCAGAATCTATGAACCAGCAAGTCATGCGTATAGCGCAGTGATTATTGCCAATGAGCAGAACAGCCGGGATAGCACCGGCGCGAAACGGCGAACCGCAATGTTTGTCGAAGCGCTTGGGCTGCTTGCCAAACTGCAAAAGCCGCTTCTTTCCTACTGGAACCTCAAAGACAGTTCCGAAGGAGGTATGAAGCAGGTTGCGGACATGGTCAACCGGGAATACGTTCTGATCTATGGTGTGATGGGGAGAAAGGATGCACCGCCGATGATTGTCACGTTACCCAAACGCAAAGCCAAGGAGCTGCTGTTCCTTGGGAAGATGTGCGAGCTGCACCGTTATACCTATCAGCGTATTGGTCATGCGCCGAATGATTGCACTGACTTCATCAGCATGCAGATTGCCGAGTTTGTTGATTCTGCCCTGTGCCATGTTGTTGTGGCAAACCATAGGATTCCCGAGACGAAAGAAGAAGCTGAGCGAAGGATTCAGCACCTCACAGCGGCTGTTGACTGCTTGAATGGGATGCAGCGTCCGATGCTGGCACTTTGGAGCCTGATGGACTACAGCGAGCGCATCATGGATGAATGGGCAGGGCTTCTTGATGAGGAAATCAAACTGCTCGAAGGTCTGAAAAAGGCTGATAAGACCAGATACAAAGATCTGAAATAATCGGAGAAAGGAGCTATGGGTTGCGTTCTGCAAGGCTGGCTGCCTACAACTTCTGGCTGCGTGGCGCGTCGGTTACGAATGCCACGAACTTTTGCAATGTCAACAATAACGGCAATGTGAACACGAACGGCAACAACGCGACGAACGTGAATGGCGTCTGCCCCCGATTCCCATTATTCAAGTAACCAAGTATGAGGGTGAAATGTCAACAATAATGAGAAGGAGAGTGCAACCCTCCGGGCGATCCCCGGTAAATTGATGGCTGCGCTGCTGTAAGCGCGGCACACCACGTCGGTGTCCCTTTATGGACGGGCGGACGCTTCTTGCATGGCGGCGAGCTGACTGTCATCGCCGTTTCATTCCCGTACCATTGATCCGGCAGAACGACAGACCAACCACAGCATTGCTGTTGGGGACAACAAGAGTCGGAAAGGGCGTAGGCGAAACTTCATCCTATGACAAATCGAGATAGAATCCAATCCCGTATCGAACGCGACAAGGCCCGAAAAGCCGAAAAGCGCCGTGCGTTGATTGAGAAACACGGTTCCTTCAATAATGTGATCACGATGCAGAACCTTCACCGCTCCCTCAAACGAAGGCGCGGCAATGTCGAATGGAAAGGATCTGTGCAGCGGTACATCCAGCATGCCATCGTCAAGATGAAGCGCACGAAGGATGATCTCCACAAAGGGGAGCTGCATATCAACCGCACCATTCGTCGCCGCAGCATCTACGAGAGAGGGAAAGAACGTCTGATTCATGCCATCATGATTGACGCACGAGTCATCCAAGGGGCGCTCTGCGACAGCAGCATCACGCCTCTCACGCAACCCGTCCTGATCTATGATAACCCTGCGAGCACCAAGGGAAAGGGTGTTACTCATGCGCGGAAGCGGAACATGAAATTCCTCCTGTACAACGCATCCTTGCACGGAACTGACACCTACGCCCTTGCTTACGACTTCACTGGGTATTTCAGCAGCATACCTCATGCACTGTGCCGAAAGCGGCTGCACGACGTTGGGATGGACGATCGCCTGCTCGATCTGACAATGTACTTCGTGAAGCTGTATCAGGAGCAAGACATTTCGTTCATTCCAGATGAAACGGAAAGGGCTGAAATGCTGCAGCGGCTCTGGAATGATGAGCTTGTCGGCGCAACCCTCGGTAGCCAGATTTCTCAGGATATTGCTCTCATAGCCCCAAACACGCTTGACCACGCCCTGAAGGACCGAGAGCGCACAAGGGACTATATTCGTTTCATGGACGATGGAATTGCGTATGGCTCAAAGGCTGAAATGAGGCGATTGCTGTCTGTTGTAAAGACAGAAACAGAGCATCTGAACCTTCGTCTCAATGAGAAAAAGACGCGCATTGTCAAACTGTCCCGTGGCGTAACCTTCTTGAAGGTTCATTACGCAATCACAGAATCCGGAGCGATCATCCGAAAGATGGTGCACAGCAGCATTATCCGGATGAGGCGTAAGCTCAAAAAGTATCGGAGAATGGTAGATCGTGGAGAAATGCCCCTGAGCGATGTACTGGTATCCTTCAAAAGCTGGTACGGCAATGCAAAGAGTGTTGCGTGTACATACCGGCAGCGAAAGCGGATGCTTGCGCTGTACAACCAATTGTTCCATGGCTATGGGCTGAAAGGGATGATGATTTCATGAGCTTTTACAAAGTCGTCCGCGACGGCAACGTCATTGATGCCGGTGAGATCTGGCTGAAGTGGCAAGCAAAAAACCGCATTATGGTGAGTTGTCCTCCCGACGAGGCGCAGTTCATCATGAGCCACGACGGCAACACCGTATGGCGTGTACAGTGGCTCAATCCTGCTCCACTGGAAGCCGGCACTTACGAAACGGTCGAAGCGGCAATCATCGGCAAGCAGGAGTATCTCGATCTTCGTGCTGTGCTGGACGATGGCGAGGTTGTTCCCGTGCCGGAACCGATTGTTCCTGAGCCGGAACCCGAACCCGAGCCTGATCCCGAACAGCCTGAGGAAGAGAAACCTCTTACAGTTCAGCAGATGCGCGAGAAGCTCGTAGAGCAGGACGCGACTATCCAAATGCTGACCGACTGTATCTTGGAAATGAGCGAGGTGGTTTACAGTGGCGTGTAAACTGGCTTCGCTTTTATTTCGCATTTTTTTCGGAAAGGAGAGTGATTTCATGATGGCTATGCTGTGGTGCCAGCAGATCATGCTTGGCAAAAAGACCTTCGCGCAGGTTCCCAAGCTGCTGAAGGAAAAGGTACGCGAGCTGCTGGTTGATTCTGGCTGCGAAGAACTGATCACCGAGGAGTGATTCGATCATGCGTAAAGCCAATACGCCCCTGCCGAGAGATCGTCCCAGCAGGGGCAAACGTTTCTATGCAATCGAAGAAAATGGGGACGGCACAGTTGATGTTTACCTGTCGCCTGTTGTCTGCACTTACGATACTGGCCTTGGAGTTCACGAGTACGACATCAGTGTAATGGTCGTTCGAGGTGTAGTGCCGTGGCCGGAACTGGAAGACGACATTCGCGCACGTTATGATTCATGGTGCGAATCCGGGGAGGTGATCGACCTGTGAACACACTTTACTCTGTCATTATCATTGTCATTCTGGCATTGATCGTGTCAATGATAATGGTCGTTGGTATCGCGTGGACACACTATCCACGCGGTATTATTCATTACTTCCTGATGAAGCGGAAAGGAGATTCCAATGGGAAAAATCGCTGACATCAGTCATTATCAGGGTGACATTGACTGGTCTAAAGCCCGAAAAGAGCTTGATCTTGTGATTTTCCGGGCCAGTGTCGGCAGTAACGCTGACAAGAAGTATCTCGAATACACTGCCGAGTGCGGAGTGCCTTACGGCGCTTACCACTATGTCAAAGCTGGCACGGCAGAGGATGCACGAACGGAGGCCCGGTTCTTCGTAGAGTGCGCACACAAAGCGGCGAAAAGGCCGCTTTTTTATATCGCTGACATCGAATACGAGGCGCAGACCGAAACCACCACGGAGCCGGTATGCGTTGCGTTCCTTGAAGAGCTTCGGGCGTTGCTCGGCAATAGCGTCAAGATCGGCCTGTACATCAACCGCAAGTACAAGTGGGCTGGCGCGGCCATCGGCATGTGCGATATCATGTGGATTCCGCACTGGGGCAAGAACGACGGCAACGTTCCCGAAGAGAAGTACCAGCCTGATTATTACTGCGACATCTGGCAGTATACCAGCGAAGGATCGGTGGCTGGCATCGATGGAGATGTCGATCTGAATCTTCTGCTGGGCGACAAGCCTTTGGAGTATTTCACCGAAGGATATGTCCCTGACGAAATGAAAGGAAGTGAATCCGTCATGGATTCCAAGTTCTCCGGCGTTCCTACCAATCTGCACCTCGTTGCATGGATGATCGCAGCCCATGTTGCGAAGGTTGTGTATTGGTACGGTACGTGCTTCTATGAGTGTACCAAGTCCCTGTACACTCGTAAAAAGAACCAGTACTCGAAGTACTATACCAGCGCTCGCGAGTCCGGCTACATGGCTGACATCGCTGCTGGAAAGATGTGTGCTGATTGCGTTGGTATCATCAAGGGTTTCTTTTGGACCGGCGGTGATCCTAACGGCAAGAACGTCTACGAGGCGAACAACTGCCCAGACCGCTCTGCAAATGGTCTTTTCAGTCTGTGTAAGGAGACTGGCAAAATCAGCACCATTCCTGATATTCCCGGCCTTGTTGTGTGGCGCGATGGTCACATCGGCGTGTATATCGGTGATGGCGAGACTATCGAACTCAAGGGTTTTGCCTATGACTGTGAACGCAATGACGTTGGCGATGGCTCTTGGACGCATTGGGGCAAGCTGCCTCCTTCCATGATGAACTATGTCACCGACGGTGCTTCGGTTCCTGCTCCTGCAAAACTGAAGCTTGGCGACAGGCTTCCCCTCAAGAAAGGCGACAAGGGCGACGACGTTGCAGAGCTGCAGACCGCGCTCAAGACGCTCGGCTTCGATCTTGGCACTTACGGCCCGAAAAAGGATGGCATTGACGGTGATTACGGCACCAAGACGCGCAATGCTGTCAGCGATCTCCAGCGCACTTCCGACATGAAGGAAGATGGTGTGTTTGATACTCCCACGTACAAGGCGCTGCTGAATAGGCTGTCTCCTGCGCCCGAACCCGAACCCGACACCCCTGATGGCGGCAGTGCTCCTGCCTACATGCTGATCATCGAGGGCGACGAAGATGATCTTCGCAAGATTCAGGCTGACCACGGCGGCACTCTTGCTGCTGTAGATAGCGTTATCATGGTATAACGCAATGCCGCACCGAAAGGAAGAGATGCCGATGCAGAAGTATGGCAAAAAGATCATTGAGGAAATCATCGACTGGGCAGTGCCGGTTATATGCGCCGGTGCAATGCTCATGTGGAATGATGTCCCGAATGAAATCCGGCATTACTGGCCGGTTGGATGCGTTCTTATCGTCGGCATCTATTCAATGATCGTCGCCATCCAGAACCGGCGTGAGGTCAGACGGCTTCGTGAGATTCATGAAAAAGCCGACGCCAAGGAATCTGACCGCAAGGCCATAGACGACAGCATTCAGAAAGCCTTCCGAGCAATGCTCGACGATCAGATGGGAAGCCTGTACGCCTCTTGTGTTGCCAAGGGTTACACAACCGAGGATGAGCGCAGACGGTATGACCGTTTGCAGACCGCCTACGAAGGATGCGGCGGCAATGGTGAAGCGAAGCGCCGCAAGAACCATTTCGAGGCCATCATCGACGAAGAAACTTGGAAGGCTCAACACCCCAATAACAATTAACAGAAAGGATGTACTGACATGAAGAAGTCCACCAAGAAACTCATCGCTCTGCTCTTTGCGGTGATGATGATCATCGTATCTATCGCTATCCCCATGGCCGCCTTTGCTGAGGACATGAATGTCCCTGCCACTGATGTCGTGACCGACATCACCGTTCCCGCCGAGCCGTTTACGTGGAGCTACCTCGCCACCATTGCTGGTGCTGCCGTGTTCACGCTGCTGGTTGTGCAGTTTATCAAAGCGCCCCTTGATAAGGTTTGGAAGATTCCGACGCGGTTTCTGGCATACATTATTGCGCTGGTTACCATGCTGGTTGCTACCGCCCTGACTACTGGTTTGACCTTTGATAGTGGTTTGCTCGCCGTCGTTAATGCGCTCCTTGCGGCGGTTTCCGCATACGGCATGTACGAAGTGACTTTCGCCAAGATTTCCAAGTAAATAATGCCACGCCCTCCTGAGAAATACGGGAGGGCGTATTTTTGTGCAGAAAAATACGAAAAATACAATTTTACGTATTGACAACTATACTCACGAGTATTATAATAGAGTCACAAGGTACGAGGAGACCTTGAGCAGAGCCAAGGAAGGAGGACGCAGAGATGCAGCAAGAACACCGAAAGGATGTGCAGCCGATGGCGAGCGATGTCATCAAGGTTTCAAGGGAAGCCGAAGCCCTTGAGATTTACCTGATGGTACTTGAAGCCATTGAGCAAGGCAAGACTCTTGAAGAGTTCGCCGAGCTTCTGATGGCCAGAATCAAGGCAAAATAAAAAAGGCTTACCCCACCGACCCTGACAAGTCCGGGGAAAGCCTAACCGAGAACACAGGGGACGAGCCCGCTCTGCCTCGCCCCTCATTGTACCAGAGCGCAGAGCGAAAGTCAAGGAGGGTTCAAACGTGAAAATGACCAAGATCGATGCCAAGTGGTTCAGCGAATTGTCCGGCGAGGACTACGACGAGGTGTATCAGATCTCCGATGCCGATGTGGATGGAGAGCACGAGTTCTGCGGCGATTATGTTTCCGTGTACCATGCTGTCAATGGTGAATGGGCATTTGCTGGTGGCGACCGCATTTGGTGGTTCAGCACCCGCCCAGAAGTGGTCCGCTTCGCCAAGGCGTTCGGTTACGAAGTGCCTGATGCCGCATGATGGAGGTACGCGAAACAATGAAGCCGATCATAATTACCGACAGGCGCGGTAAAACCTTCACGATCAATCCGGGCGATTGTTTCTTTGCGAAGGATGCGCACGGAAATGAGTACCGCTATCAATATCTCGGCTTGATGCCCGATGACTGCGGTTACGACCACTATCTCAGAAATGAGACGAAGCAGACCTTCGCCAACGTCGAGCTTGAATGGTTCGCCCAACGCAGAATCACGCCGATAGAATGAGCGCACGGCAGGATGCCGGCAGAAAGGGGTTTACATGAAAACCATGATCGATATTCTCAAAGAACGCCTCCCGGAAGGCTTGGAGGTTGTCAAGGTCAAGGATAAGGCCAGCGCCAGTCAGGCTCAGATCACCTTCGCCTACAAGGGCCTCGAAAGCGGAAGCTGGATCTACAAGACCTGTGCTCCCGGCTGCGAGTACAAGCTGTGCGATAGCACCATCGCAAGCGTTATGATGAGCTTCGGAATCAAGCTCCATGACCTCGAAATGGCTGAATACTGGAAAGCCAAGCTGCTTGGGGAGGCGTAATGCTATGCTGAAAAAGAATTTGATCAAGTACAGGCTGATTGAACAGCATATGAAGCTGGTCAGCGGTGGTCATTTTGATGCCGCCCGGATGATCCTTCGCCTTCTGCGCAAAGGTGTCGTCGTGGTAGGGCTTGGCGATGTAGACCATGAAGTCGAAACGATTGCAGAAGATTGTGGCTGCCGCGTGCGGTATGGTCGCAATTACAATACCGCCACTATCAGATATTGAGGTGTACACGCATGAAAGAAAAATATCCGGGCATCGAAGAAGCTGAACAGCAGCGGATCGCGTCGAGCGCCATTGCAGATGACGAACCTGATTTCATTGGCGGCGCTCCGAACTACGATAAGTTCACCGGCTGGACTGCCGAGGAAGTATTGGTCTTTCTGAATATCGATTGACGAGGGAGGGGCTTCCAGATGACTATCCGAGAAAAGCTTGCCCTGATGGAGGAAATCAAGCGCGAAAATGATGAGCGCTGGAACGACTTTGCAAAAGATCAAAAGCGTCAGGCTACGGCTTGACAGATGGAGGCATACGATGCTGGTATATCGGTATTACTGCCTGAAGCACAGCCCAAGCCCGGGAATAATCCCGGGCGGGTTTGTGGGCAGAAAGGTATGGGGCAGTCGCCCTTATCTTTCAAGTGTAAATGCAACGGTTTACGGCACGGTCGATTACGAGGAGCCGCTTTCTGCGGCCGAGATGAACCGATACGGGCTTTTCCCGACAAATTATGTCGCACAGCCCGTCGCGGTATGAATGGAGGGCGATTGCGATATTGACTTTGATACCCACGAGTGCTATAATTCCCACAGGAAGGGGTGACAGCCATTGGCAATGATTACGCTCAAAGAATATGCCGAGCGCCTGAAAATGAATCCGGTCGTCGTCCGGCACAAGGCCGAGCGTGGTGGATTTCAGACTGCCACCAAACTGGGGCGCGATTGGATCATCGACGAGGATGAGCCTTACACCGATGGACGAGTCAAAAGCGGAAAGTATATTGGCTTCCGTGAAAAATTGAAAAAGAAGGACGGCGAAAACACCAGCGACAGCGCTGGCGAGTAACCGCAAAGCAAGACCAGCTCTCGCATTATTTGCGAGGGCTGTTTTTATTTCTCGTATTTTTTCAAAAAAAGTTCAATTTTTCGTATTTTTGGTATTGACATCTGTACGCACAAGTATTATTATATAGCCATGAACCACACCACACCGACTTGAAAGGAAGTACGAACCATGAAGTACATCGTAATCGCTCGCGTTGCCGATAAGGACTACCTCACCAAGGTTGAAGCCGAAAGCCTGCTCGGCGCAGAACACGCGATCCTCGACAAAGCCGTCTGCACAAAGTTCGGATACGGCGTAGATGCCGCGATGGCCTACGATAGCAAGACGATGAAGACCGATTGCTTCGTTGGCAGCGCAATGAGCGCCGAGCCGATCGGCTACCTCGACCTGCTTGACATCATCGAACGCCACAATGAGAACCTCAAGGAAAAGGTTGCTGCAGAGAAGCGCATCCGAGAGATCGACGAGCAGATGAAAAAGCTGGCTGATGAACTGGAAGCCGCAAAGAAAATCCTCACCGCATAACAATCACGACACCGGGCCGGGCGGTATAACCCGGACAGGAGGGAAACATGAAAAAGTATCGAGTGAATGGATCCGAGCATTTCAACCTTTGCAGCATGTACGAAAAGCTGAAGGTCATGGAGATCGAAATGCAGGAAGGCGAGCACCCTTGGGACGATGCAATTTTCGATAGGATTGAAGAAATCGAATCCTTGATGGAAAAAGCGTATTGCGTCGGTGCTCTTGTTGATTGGCCTACGCTGAAGCGTATCAGGGAAATTCAGGCAGAGCGCCAAATGATTCGCTACAATCGCAGTTTGGCTGCCGGTCATTCCGAACGAGAAGCAGCAAACGCATTCCAACTGTAAACAAAGTGCTCCCGCCCTGGAGGTTACGAGGGCAGAAAGGATTTCACCATGTTCAAGAAGATCGTCAAAGCCATCGCCGAAATCCACACGAAGGATGATTTCAACGCCGCCTGCGGCATGATCGATTCCGCTTTCCAGCACGAGAAGATCAACTGGAACGACCACGAACTGTTGTATGAGCTGGTAAGCAAGCTCGCCCCTCTCTATCAGGATTGAGAAAAGCAAAGGAGGACAGAACATGGATATCTACGCAGCAGTCACCGACCGCATCATTGCGGAACTGGAAAACGGCATCATCCCGTGGAACAAGCCTTGGACTGGTGTAACGACCGGCGCGATTCGCAGGAGCAACGGCAAGCCGTACAGCCTCATTAACCAGTTTCTCCTTGGCAAGCCGGGTGAGTACCTCACCTTCAAGCAGTGTCAGGAAGAGGGTGGCAAAATCAAGAAGGGCGCCAAGGCCAAGATGGTTGTATTCTGGAAGGTTCTGAGCAAGGAAAAGAAGGACGCAAACGGAAACATCGTCCGGGATTCCAATGGCCTTCCGATTGCCGAGGAAATTCCGATGCTTCGATATTTCAATGTTTTCCACATTGATGATTGCGAGGGCATTGAGCCAAAGTACACCGCCGAGAATCCTCCGGCTACCGCAACCGCAGTCGAACAGGCTGAAACCATTATCGCGGACTACGCTGCAAGGGCTGCCTTGAAGATTGAGCACAGCCGACAGGACGAAGCGTTTTACAGTCCTCGCCGCCATCTGGTCAGCCTCCCTTTGATGGAGCAGTTCGAGGACAGCGCCGGATATTATGAAACCGCGTTTCATGAGCTGACGCACAGCACCGGTCACAAGACCTTGCTCAACAGGTTCGCGGATGGAGACGGAGCAGCAGCCTTTGGCAGCGAGAGTTATTCCAAAGAGGAGCTGGTCGCAGAGATCGGTGCTTGTGGGATCCTGCACGAGCTGGGGATTGAAACGGCAAAGAGTTTCCGCAATAATGCCGCCTACATTCAGAATTGGCTTTCGGCGTTGAAGAACGACAAGCGTCTGATTGTGAGTGCTGCCGGACGTGCAGAAAAGGCTATCAGGCTGATTCTCGGCACCAACGCTGAGTTGGTGGAAGAATAAGGACAAAGCTGTGCTACCGGCTACACGGGCAGAGAGGAGCGTCTACTATGATCCAGAAGAAGGGCAACCAGATTGCGGACGAGCGCCGCGACCACCTCGACGAGCACATTGGCTTCGATTACATCCTGCGCGAAGCCCACACCAGCGATTTTTCCGAGTTCGTCATCGATATTGGCGGCGATGTTCTGACCTACAGGGTGTACGGAAACAAGTCCGCAGGCTTCACGATTACCGCAAGATGA